ACACTTGCTGACCAGACATCATCTTTAACATAACGGCCCACTGCCTTTGGTTCATTCTTCATTGCATTGCCTTATGATAATAAGTGATCCGCTTGCCATCTTCTTCGCGTATATACTTATCGATGGGATAACCTGACTGCTTGAGGTCAAAGACACGCGCAGCCAATCGCATTGATCCGATCCACTTGAGTGCATCGAGGGCTGTGATGTGTGTTCCTTGGTCAAGGATTGTCTTGAGCATCTTGTTCTGTGATTCCATAGCTGTTCTCCATTAGCTGTTGAAATTGTTCGCCAGTCATTATGACTAGAGTTTGCGGAGTTCCTCTCCGTCTTTTATAAAATGCAATGTCTCTGTTCTCGAGAACACTGAAGGGACTAGGGAAGTTAGACTTGTCCCGATACTTTACTTCTCCCACCAGTTTTTTTCCGTTGATGTAGAGGTGGATGTCCCCTGAATACTCTCCCCCCAAGCTGCCGCTGAGGGGGACGCGCTTCGCTTCGATCTTCGCTTTGATCTGGTTGAGCCAGTCGACAAACCACTTTTCGTGGTAAGTTCCTTTGCTTTTGTTACGGTTTGCCATCGATCCTCCTCGTAACAATGAAGGCAAACATACCAGTGCTTGTTCATTGTTTTCTTGTGGTCGTTGCGCAGGATGGCAACAAACCATTCTGTTTGCATTTCGCAAGCAATGCAATGAATGTATTGCCTACCTTTTTTTAACTTCGATGTCATATTCTAAGGCATCCAGCCAACACATCAGCATGAATCCTGACGGTATTCTTTTGTGTGTCTCCCACTTGTGAATGAGAGATGTTGTGCATCCCATCTTATGAGCGAGAGCTTCTTGGCTTAAACTCTGCTCTGATCGTGCGAGGATTAACTCTTTTACCAGCCTCTCGTAATCTTTGGGTATGCTCACGGGCCTGTTGTAATAGGTATAGTTCTTCAATGGCATGGACCACCTTTAAGGCTGTTTCATACCGTATCTCAGTCGCTCCGTTGATTGTTCTGTAATAGGTAGACGTAGGTATGTCTGCCTTCTTGAAAGCTGAGAGCAAAGAAATGTCATGCTTCTGTGCATTCAGCTTGAGTATTTGTAGATACGATTTCATGGCTGCGAATATGCAGTTAGAAATCTATCTCGTCAACCTCTGTTTCTCCAGAGCCATGACACGCCCAGCATGGACGAGTGTATTCTTCCATTGCAGGTGGAGTATCTCGTGATACCCAAGGCTCGGGTCGAGTGTAATACATTACGCCATCGCCCAGGCATTCTGGGCAAGCTACGATTTCAGTAGCGTATTTCGTCATTGATTGCTGCAAGGTGCTTGTCCTCCCATGCTTTGATTGCACGTTTCAAAAACTTTTCTCGATCAAAACGTGGATTGGTTTCTTCAAGTGCATCAGCAACAGTGATATGCGCTTGCGGTGACAACAGCGGACCAACGTGATCCGCTATTAGAATGAAGTCTTTTCTTGTCATGTTCTCTCCTAGATTATTAGGTTTGCTTTTTCTGTGGTCCAACCATCCATTAAATATTCATGCTTGGTGATACGCGCGTTGCGCAAAGGCTCAAAACTTTTGAACTTGTTCCAAGACAGTAGGACCAGACGTGACTTGATGACTGTTGTCATCTTCTTTAACTTGTGCGCATCTCTTGTAAGCATTTCTCTTACATAATGGATTGGGTCATATTCATAATTCTTCTGACCATCCTTCCAAGATTCTATGAATTGATCTGCTTGCTGATCGTATCCTGTTTGCTTTGCAACGTAATGAATAGCACCTAGAAGAGGATCACATTTTGTATATGTGTTCCTTGCATATGCAACACTATCAATAATGTCAGGATTGGCATCAAGCACAGCGTCCATTTGTGATGCACTGAATCCACAATTCTTAGGATTGTTGGCTGCAATCAATGCAACATGGACAACTGTTGCAGCAAGAGCTGAGGCATTATCATAGCCACGCATCTTTAATCGATCAGAGTATGATCGTGATCTACCACTATCAATTGTGGCAACAACACTTTCATCTAAATCTTTAACTAAGACAGTCCAGAATGGAGTGTTAGCTTTAACGCAAGCAGTTAAGCGTTGCTGACCATCAAGCAACACATTTGTATTTGATATACAAATTGTATGACCATTGTAATCAAAGTCATTGTTTGCCATGTCTCTTGCATATTGAGAAACCTTGGCTTGGTTGATGCGTCTGTTGTTGGTGTTAATTTCCAGAAGTTTTTTTGCATGCTCTGGTGTTACAAGCGTAAGCTCATGACTTATGTTTGGTTTTCTGGGGATCATTTGTGTTCTCCATGTTATAGGGGTTATAGAATGCTGCAATAATGCAGCAATCCAAAGGATTGTTTTTGTGACGTTGCGTCACGCTTCTTCATACTCTGCTTTGATTGAGTATCGACCTGCGTCATGCATATCATTGTATGATTGACAGATTTCCTGTGCTTTCTCTTCAGATTCAAGAAAGCGTTCAATGTATTTCTTATCACCAGCGTGTGGCTCCAAGCCGTTAGGCCAGCTTGGATTGTCACGCCACCATGATCTAACAAACACGTTATACATCATCTTTTTCCTTTCGATCTGGCATTGAGATAATGACTTTCTCATCGAGCCAAGGCTTTGCATCCCTGCCTAGTTTCTTTTCCATTGCTTTGCGAATTGATTCTTCAAGCTTGTTCATTGTTGTTCTCCAGTAATAGATCGCAGACTTCTTTAAAAGCTAAGTTCCAAGCCATACCTGCGGCTGTTGTTAGGTGCGCTCGGTCTTCAACATTGTGCTGATGAATCCAAGCCATGAGTTCATCCCAGTCTTTGGGTGTGTGGAATAGTGATATCGGTTTAATGCTCATATCAGCCCTCGATTGTTATGGTTACGTTGTAGTTGATGTACTCAGAGATCATTGTCTCGATGTCACCACGATAGTCTTCAATGTCGAAGTGTTTTGCTTCAGTAATTTGATCGATACGTTCACTGATCTCAGTGTGAATGATTGCGCGTAAAGCTCTCATCATTGCGTCTTCATTGCGGTTTTCCATTGTTGTTCTCCATTTTGTTTTCCTGTCTGTGTTGCAGGATTCTGTGTTGTCGCGCGTTGCCACAATTAGTGAGCGTGCAACCCGCCCGATAAGCCCCGTGTGTTTGGGGCGATTGCAAAGAAAAAGGGCAGAGGCTAGTGCCTCCACCCTGTGATGTTATGCCTTCTTCTTCTTTGGTGCTTCGATCAGATCATTCGCTGGCTCTTGTGCGATGCCCATCGCTCGCTCCATGTCCAAGATATCCTGCGGAATCTCGGCCTCCTGTTGCGGTACGTTCTGAGTTGAGAAGGAGTAACCAACTGGCGCACCGTATGGTACATACCATTCGCCATACGCGGCGTACCATGCATGCTGCATGTCGGTGTACATCTCATCTAGTTGATCGTGCTTGTGTTGCGCTGCTCGGAACGCTCCCATCGATGCGCGTAGTTTCTGCTGAGAAATCTCAGTGCCATCGTAGCTAGCACGATCTGCCTCGTACTGTCGCTTCTTGGTTGCAGCGTACAGTTCTGTGTCTGTACCCTTCTTGCCGCCATAGCGTAGGAAGTAGAGGCCATCTAGCATCTTCTCCATCAACACTCGACGTGTGAAGCTCATCTCGTCATGCGGCAAGAAGTCCTTAGTCTCGTAGTCGAAACGGTCATACTCGAATGTTAGGTCGTTAATCATAGTTGCGATAGTCATGTTACTGTTCTCCTATTTCTATCGTTCATACACAGTTCTCTATGTACACGGATAGGACGCCATAAGGATTTCGATTGTGTCAAAGACGCGCAAGCGCCAGCTCTGCTGGTGGTATGGATGCTGCGTCAGCTTGCCTGATGCTGCGTCCATGTCATCATTGACTCAAACGAAATACGGTGGCCCAACTGGAAGTTACAATTTAGAGAGTGTGTGTGAGAGAGAGATACATCAGCGATGAAGTGTGGTCGCGCTCAGGCTCTGCTTCTGTCTAGACTCAGGCAGTAATGGACGAGCTTTGCCCAAGCAAAGTCGGGAGTGAATGCATGTGTCCGAGTTGGAAGTGGATGCGCAGACCACGGTGAAGAGCTGATATGCATGGCGCATTCCACAAGAATGCTCCTTATGCGCAATGCTTGTACAAAGAGGGGTCAACCCCCTTTTTGGACAAATGACGCTACGTCACAATCAAAGTGACGCTACGTCACTACTTGACAAGGTATTGACAAACAGGCCATTGTGGGGGGGACTTACAGGGGGGGTGATTACGATAGACACAATCCCTAAGTTGTTAAAATGTGAAACACCTAGTGTGAAACACAAGTGTAGCAATCTAGTGTGATACACAGTGCAGCACACTAAGTGTTAAGCGCAAACACATAGAAGAGGTTGTGATGAGCGTTCCTGCTAAACTGACCGATAAACAACAAGCACTCGTTGATATAATGGTAACAGAAGGACTTACTCCAGCTAAGGCTGCAAGCAAAGCAGGATACGCGGAAGGAAAGTCTGGGTACGTTAGTGCGTACAGAGCATTGAGAACTCCACATGTGCAAGAGTATATGCGGCAGTTAATGAACGAGACGTTTGGGATTAGTGCTATACATGCAGTTCATACCGTTGGAAGACTAGCTCAGAGTGCTAAATCAGAGTACGTTCAGCTTGAAGCTAGCAAGGATTTACTAGACCGTGCTGGCTACAAACCGATAGATAGATCACAGGTGCAAGTTGCAGGTGACATCAAGGTCAGTATCGATCTCGGGTAGGGGGTAGGGGGAAAAACGGCATACACTCTTCCGTTACTGCTCTCCCACTCTCATTTTTTTCCCTGAAGGTTTGTGCATTGCTCGATTTATTTTTTTTCTGCTAAAGGTTTTACTATGTCTAGATTTGGAAGTGATAAACCAGAGAAGCAGCCGCCTCGCAGTGATATGTCGAAGGCGAAGGGTTCTTTGAAGAGTGGTGGATATGGTAGCTAAGAAGTATCAGAATCCTGAGGGTGGATTGAACGCAGCGGGTCGCGCTTATTTCAAGAAGAAAGAGGGTGCGAATTTGAAGGCACCTGTTGGTGGGAAGCCGAAGAGTGATCGAGAGAAGGCTCGGAAGGTTTCTTTTGCGGCTCGGTTTGCTGGGATGAAGGGGCCGATGAAGGATGAGAAGGGTCGTCCTACGCGGAAGGCTTTAGCATTGAAGAAGTGGGGCTTTGGTAGTGTTGCTGCGGCTCGTAGTTATGTTCGTAACAATAGGGGTTCTGCGTAATGTGTTTTGGTGGTGGCTCTAGTGCTAAGAGTGCTGATGCATTTTATTCTGAGATGAAGCCTAAGTTTGGGGTTTTACCTTCTTTGTCTCAGGAAAAGGCGAAGCGGAATCCTCAGGAGATGAAGGACGTTGTTAAGGCCGAGCGTGTTGGTCAGAAGCGTCGTAGTTTATTATATCCGACTGGAGGTGAGTGATGCCGCAAGGTAAAGGAACGTATGGTTCAAAGGTTGGTCGCCCTAAGAAGACTTTGTTGACTGGCAAGCAGAAGACATTGCCTGATGCTTTAAAGAAGAAGATTATGAAGGCGAAGAAGAATGGATCGAGCTAAGTTGCAGAAAGAGTTTGATGCTCTAGGTGAGAAGCTGAACATTGATGTTGATCCTGCTGCTACTGGATTTAAGAAGACTTTGTTGAATGTTGTGCGCAAGCAAGAGACACCTAAGTCCACTGTTGCTTCTAAGTTAAAGGATGCTGAACGCAATAAGATGATGAAGCGTTTCAAAGAGGTTGGTCAGATGTTGGCTGACATGCCTGACAAGGAGACTCAAGAGCCATGAGTGCGGTAAACGCTGCTGGCAATTACACAAAGCCTGGGATGCGCAAGTCATTGTTTAAGAAGATCAAGGCCAAGGCGACTCACGGAACTGCGGCTGGTCAGTGGTC